AATCCACACTTCTGGGTAGGTGCAGATGCAGACGGTAATCTTCTTGAACCAAAGTGGTCTGACGACTCGCAGGCACATCTTGACACCACCGACTATCCAGTGATTGTCCGAACGAACAACGGAGGGATTTATGATAGTGCTGGAACATCTACACTTTACAAATGTTTGCATTTTGAAAACACAAGTTCTAGTTTCAATCAGGGTAGTGTTCTGAACTCTGTTTTTGCTGAAGCGATTCGACAACTATACGTTGGTGTTTTTATGCGTGCGCCTGCGAATGCGAGTGCGAGCAATAACAACTCAAGGGTTCACTCCAACTTTGGTGCAAAATCTATAATGTGTGAGTTTGTTCATCTCGGAACAAAATTAGATACTATCGTTCAAAACGGTGGCACTAATCAAGGCTCCTTGTTCAACTGTCGTTTATATGGTGCAGGAACATCTGGTAGCGGAAATGGAAACGGTGTGAAATGCGATACCAGCACACCACAGATAATCAACTGTGTGATTGATAATGTTCACGGTGACGGTATCTCTGATCAATCAACATCAGAAAATAGAAACGGAAACTTTACTAACAACACAATCACAAGGTGCGGAGCAAATGGTATTGACTCTGGTGGTGCTGCACAAACTCAAGGTGGTGTTCAAGTTGAAAATAATGTCATTTTTGATGTCGGTGGACACGCACTGGTCGCAAATGCAAATGATGACGATAGACTTCTTGGCTCACAGATTGCGATTGGCGATGCAACGTCTGGGAACTTTAGTAATCTTGATGAGTATGAAAATCTTTTCACAGTCACCGCAGTGGCAACGACAGATTTTGTAAATTATTCAAGTCAAGACTATCGCATTCGCAGAGACTCTGCACTTTACAAGAAGACCGAAGCAGGTAACTTGAATCTTGGTGCGATCCAAAACGAAGATTTCGAGTTCGTTTCCGTAAGTTAACATTGACATTCGATTGATCTATGCTACACTTTGCGAAAAGGAGATAGCATGGATTCAACAGTGCCTAAATTACAATACTATAAACTTCGTGATGGTGCATCAGCGCCTGAATTTGCTACAGAGGGATCTGCCTGTTTTGATCTTCGTGTTTGCTGGGAAACAGAAGAAGAGATGTGGGGACCAATCAAAGGAAGAAACATTCGTGCAGGAAAGAAGTTGGTTGTTCCTACAGGACTTGCATTCAACATTCCAGTAGGATATTCAATTCGTTGGCATCCAAAGTCGGGTCTTGCTTGTAAGCATGGTATCACGTTAACAAACTGCGAAGGTATCATTGACTCAGATTATCATCACGAGGTTTTTGTTTGCGTATGGAATACAAGCGACGAAAATGATTACTATCTTCGACAAGGTGATAAAATCTGTCAAGCAGAGTTGGTTCGTAATGAACATTATCACATCGAGGAAACATTAGAGCAACCACAAAAAACTACAACCAGAGATGGTGGATTCGGGAGTACGGGTAAATGACCAGAGATGAATTACTAAAGCACCATGAAACTCTTTGTGATGAAGCAAGAGAACTGATGAAAAGTAAAAACCACGACTATTCGGGTGAGTCTGGTACGGAGCCTTTCGCAAACTTTACACGGACAGAAGCGATGGGTGTATGTTCAACCGAGCAAGGTTTTCTTGTTCGTGTTGTTGATAAAGTTTCACGCTTGTCAACCTTTACCAGTGCTGGTAAACTAGAGGTCGATGGTGAAGGATTTCACGATTCGATTGTCGATATTATTAATTACATGGTTCTGTTTAGTGGGTATTTGAAGGATAAGAATGACTGAATTTTATACGAGTGTTGTTTCTCATGGAGACAACATCCTCGTTCGAGGATATCGAAACGGAGAACAATTCAAAGAGCGGGTGAAGTTTCATCCGACTCTTTTTCTCCCGTCTAATAACAAAACGAAATATCGAACGCTCGAAGGAAAGTATGTTGAACCTTTTCAGCCTGGTTCAATGTACGAGTGTAGAGCATTCATCAACAAGTACAAGAATGTAAATGGGTTTGAAGTCTACGGAAATACAGACTTCGTTTATCAATTTATTGGTGAGCATTATCAAGGTGAAGTTCCATATGATCCCTCTCTGGTGAAGATTGCAAACATTGATATCGAAACCACATGTGAAAATGGTTTCCCTGATGTTGACAATCCCATCGAAGAGATTATTGCAATCACGGTGAAACTTGAAGGTAAGTCATATGTTCTTGGTCTAGGTGAGTTTAATATTGACGCACCAAACGTGGAGTGTTTTACTTTCGATAACGAAGGTGATCTTCTTAAACAATTTATTGATCTTTGGGATCACTTGAGTCCAGATGTCATCACGGGTTGGAACATTCGATTCTTTGATATTCCATATCTCGTAAACCGAATCACATCTCTCTTCGGAGATTCCGTCGTGAACAGACTTTCTCCGTGGAGAAAGATCAACGTGAGAGAAGTCACTCGACGAGGAAGAACGTATCGTGTGTTCGACATGCAGGGTATTACAGTCTATGACTATTATGAGTTATACACCACGTTCACCTATGTAAACCAAGAGTCTTACAAACTAGATCACATCGCATATGTTGAACTCGGTGAACGTAAGTTGGACTACACCGAGTATGATACGATGGCTGACTTCTATAAATCTGACTTCCAGAAGTTTATGGAATATAACCTAAGAGATGTGGAACTTGTGGATCGTCTCGAAGACAAACTCAAGTTGATCGAACTTGCACTCGCACTTGCCTATTCTGCAAAAGTAAATCACATGGATGTATATTCTCAGGTTCGTACTTGGGACTGTATCATCTATCATTACCTTGCGGAACATAACATTGTGATTCCACAAAAGAAGATTCAAGAGAAGGATCTACAGTTTGCTGGTGCATATGTCAAAGAACCAATCACGGGAATGCATGATTGGGTCGTATCTTTTGACTTGAACAGTCTATACCCTCACTTGATTATGCAATTCAACATCAGTCCAGAGACAAAGATTGACATAGGAAAAGAAGAACACTTTGGTATCGGTGTTGATAATCTTCTAAAATCCACACCAGAGATGTATCATCTTGGTTGTCACGAAAGACTCGCTG